CTGGCATAGCCTCTATAGCTGATTCTATCTGAGTCTCTAGTTGCATCAACTTTAATACAGTTCTAATTCTCCAAAGCTGTACTTCAAAAGGTACTATTGCCTTGTTTGCTTCATTGATTTCTTCTTGGGTTGCTCCCTCGTAAAATGTTCTAGTTTCAGAATTGAAATAAGGCTTTACATAATTTTCAGTAAGCACTTCATCAATTGAAACTTGATTGTCTTGTAAGTCTATTTCCATTACTGTACTAAATAAGACTTTACCAGTTGTTGCGTTTAGTATTGTTTTCATAAAATTCTTAAATTAATTGCTCTTAACCTTGCCTCTTCTGAAGGAGAGCCGAGTTGAAAGGCGACGATTATGTAATTTCCTGCAAGTATATTAATTGGATTATAAGCAAAAGCTAAATAATCATGAAAAACGGATGATGCTGGATTATAAAATAAATAAAATGGCGCTCCAATATTTCCCATTGTTCTTGTGGTATTGGAAACTTGTTGTGCAGTTGTAAATGCACTAGTTGCCAATAGAGTTGCTCCTGTAAGTGAATTTGTTGAATTTATATACAATCTAACCGTACAAGTACTAACACTGTTTACTTTTAAAACAGTATAATTAATTTGAAGAGATTTGTTTGCAAATAATGGTAATGCTGGAATTAAAAACGAAGCCGCAATAGTATTAGTGCTAGTTCCTGTAACCTGGCCTAAACTTCCGCTTTCAGAAATTAGAAAAGATGATTTACTATCTAGTTGTGTTTGAATTGAACTTGTTGCGTCATTGTATAGTTCCTGATTATCAGTTTGGTATCTCTTGTCTGTGCTATCTGCTATGTCAGCTGTTGTTGCATCTACTCCAGCAGTTACTAAACCTTTTGAATCATACGTTATCTTTGTTTTAGTTGCTCCTGTAATTGCGGTATTTGGAACAACTCCCACATTAGCTCCTATTGCTATACCATCTAATTTAGTTTCGTCTGCTATTGTAAACGAAGCAGTTGTATTTGTTAATACTGTACTTAATGGTTGTTTGCCACTAAACTGCGTTTGAATCCCACTTGTAACTCCTTTTACATAAGATAATTCACCAAAAGATGGATAAGCAACTGTATTTAATCCTGTTATCGTTCCATCTGCTGCTATTGAAGCTATTGTTTCAGGTGATGTGAAATTAGTTTTTAACTGTCCAAAAGTTTTAGCGCCAGTAAATGTTTGCGTACCCGTTGTAACAACACCCCTTGCAGTTGCACTAGCACTTGGTAAGTTAAATGTGTGTGTGCTTCCACTTGAAACAATAGCGAAGTCTGTGCCTGTTGTTCCTGTTGCAAAATTTTGAACTTGTGCTTGTAATCCATTTAAAGCAGTTAATCCAGCAGTAAAAGTTGTTATTACTTCGCAAAGGTGTCCGTTTTGAGTATGTAATGTAATTGTTTTGCTTGAAGCATTTACAAAAACTCTAATAGCTAATCTATCATTAACCGTTAATACCGTTTCAGGAACTGCTAATGCTGTAAAATAAGCATCAATAGACGTACCACCTGTTATTCCTTCAGGAGTAGCAGAACTACTTGCAATTAGAGTAAATGTAGTTCCATCGTATTTATATAATTCAACATAAAATGAAGGTGAACCACCTGCAGAACTTGAAGAAAAGAAAAATTCTAAATTCCAATTGCCACCAGGAATAAGTAATAGTGATGGGTCTGCTACATCAGTTATAAATGAAGCTATATATCCATTAGAACTTATATTAAAGTCTGCTCCTGTTCCTATTACTGCAGTCTTACTAAACTCATAATAAGTTGTACCTTCAAACGTACCTTGACTTGTACCACCGTTTAAATAATAATTAACACTTGAACCTCCACCACCTGTTCCACCAATAGAAGATATTTGACCTCCTGTAATTGTAATGTTTGTTCCAGCTGTTATTACAGAACCATCTGCTGCTAATATTTGTGATGATGTGCCTCCACTTTTAACAAATGAATCAGCAGTTATTGAGTTAGTAGTAGTTGCTCCTAAATTAGTTACTTGTTGAAGAGTTTGGTCTCCTGTGTTTGTGCCACTTGTGTTCTCTAGCACTGTGAATTTTGCTGGCTTTAATAATCCTGAATTTGTAGCATCGGCCAATGTTATAGTCGCTCCAGTTCCAGTGCTGCTATTTACAATTCCATTTGTTGGTGATGCAGTGTAGCTTAGGTTGGTTGCGCCGCTATATTGTGGAATATTTAATGTTGAACCAACTAGTGTAGAAGCTCCACTTGTTCCAGTTGTAGTTAGTGTTATGTTGTCTTGTTTTGATGCTGCTAATCCACTATATTGACTATTTGTGGCATTATCCCCAGTGTTTGTTCCACTAGTATTATTTATTACGGTTAGGTTAGCATCTGTAACGTACCTCTTGTTTGTTGAGTCAGCTATGTCTGCCGTAGTTGCGTCTTCTCCTACTGTTACAAGGCCCTTAGAGTCGTATGTTATCTTTGTCTTTGTGGCACCAGTTATTGGTGCGTTTGGCACAACACCTACGTTTGCTCCAGCTGCAATTCCAGCTAGCTTTGTCTTCTCTGCTGCTGAGAATAGACCAGCGTTAGTTACACCAGCTAGTGGTATTGTCGCGTCTGTCCCAGTGTCCGAGTTCACAGTCCCGTCAGATACTCCAGGTGTGTACGACAGGTTTGTAGATCCTGACGCTATCTCAACGTATACACTGCCAGTCCACCTGTAGACCTTGTTTGTGTCCAGTGTTATGTATATGACCCCAGTCGCTCCAGGTATTGGAAGTGCTGCGTAGTTCGCAACCTCTATCACGTCATCCACGAATGACGGAAGTTGACTCGCTGGCACCTTTCCATCTACAAGGTCCGCCTTTAGGTCTAGCGCGTCCTGTGTAGCGTCTGATATGTAGTCCTCAATCTGGTATTTTTTTATTTTTATCATAGTCCTCCGTCTGTTATTATCCAATTATTTGGTGCTGATGTTAGTGTTAATCTTCCCGCTACTCCTGCAGCTGTGTACTTAGCTGTTCCAAAACTTATGTTTATGTTTGGTTTAACTCCGTTTACTATCCATCCGTTATATATTGCATCTAGGTATGTAGAAGGAAAATTAGTTACCCCTTTTTGCCCCATGAATAAGAAAAAATTAACTACTCCAGATACATTCCAGTTACCTATATATTGTTGAAATGATGGAGCTTGATTAAACATATTTCTCATGTTTGTTACTTTTGATAAAGAAGAACCTGCCCTTTCCCAGTTAGCTAGTGGTTGATTAAATGCTGTAGTTATATTAAACATATAAGACATATCAGTAACATTGGTTACATTCCAGTTATCAATTGGCTGATTAAATGCTGCAGCACCTTCAAACATCCCTAGCATAGTTATAACACTACTTGTATCCCATGAATTTATAGGTTGATTAAATACTACTGTTGCATTAAACACTTGCTGCATATTAGTTACTTTGCTAACATTCCAATCATTTATGTTCCTATTAAAGTCTCTTGTTGAAGAAAACATACCTTGCATACTAACATCTGCTGCAGTATTTATATTCCATCCATTTAGTCCTGTTCTTGAGGTTACTGGATTTGTGTTTGAATTACTTCCATTATTAAATGCTATTGCCACATTAAACATAAGTCCAAAATCAGTTACTTTATTTACATTCCAATTACTAATATCTTGATTAAAAAAATTAGTAAATCTGAATGTTTGTCGCATATTAGTTACATTGCCTAATGTAGATCCAGTTCTCTCCCAATTACCTAGTGGCTGATTAAATGCAGTAGCTGTATCGAACATAAATCCAATGTGATTCACTTTAGTCATGTTCCAGTTACTTATATCCCTATTGAATATAGAAGCTCCCATAAACATAGAATTCATGCTAACATTAGATACAGTGTTTATATTCCAGTTATTAATAGGAGCTGAGTCATCCCCATTATTAAATTTAGATGCTCCAAAAAACATTGCCCCAAACTCATTTACTTTAGTTACATTCCAAGCACCAATATTTTGGTTGAATGCTGATGCACCTTGAAACATGCTTGTCATAGTTGTGGCTTCAATAGTATTCCATGCCATATTTCCAGCTACTCCAGAAGCTAAACCATTATTGAATTTAGATGCTAAGTAAAATGTTTGAGAAAATGATGTTACTTTAGACACATCCCATGGCGTTGTTCCTGTTCCTAGGTTGGAGTTAAAGGCAGCGGCACCAGCAAACATTCTAAACATATTAGTAGCAGAAGATGTGTTAAATTCTAAATTGTTCTCCACTCCAGACACGTACCCATTATTAAATGTAGTTGCTCCATAAAATGTTTGAGAAAATGATGTTACTTTAGACACATCCCATGGTATAGATCCTGTTCCTAGGTTGGAGTTGAATGTAGGAACATTATTAAACATATTGCTCATATTCGTAACACTTGACGTATTCCATTGCATTTGATTTCCTGTTCCAATACCAGAAGCAAATCCATTATTAAATACCAGACATCCATTGAATAAATCAGCCATTATATTTACTTTTGATGTATTCCAACCTCCTATATACCTATTAAATTTTTTACAAAAAATAAATGTATAGTTTAATGATACTGATGCAGCAGTGGTATTTAGTGTCCAGTTGTTTAATGGAACACTGTCATCTCCATTGTTAAATTCCCAACAATTATAAAACATTCCTTCAAAAGTAGTGACTTTAGTTACATTCCAACCACCTATACATTGATTAAAATTAATTGAGCCATTAAACATACCAGACATAATAGTCACATTACTCACATTCCAAGACCCAATAGGTTGATTAAATAAAGTACAACCATTAAACACAGAACTCATATTCGTAATACTTGACGTGTCCCATTCATTCATTTTACCAACAGTAGTTATTTTTGAGCAATTAGCAAATGCAGAACCTAAACTAGTTATTCCAGTTAAATCAGGAATATCAGTTATTCCAGACATAGTTACATTAGAACATCCATTAAAAGAATTTGCACCTATTTTTAGTTTACCCCAGCTAGATACTGTCTTTATTTTTAGTCTATCACTGTTATTTGTCCAACTAAATCTATCTCCAGTAATTCTAACTGTATATGTCCCAGGTGTAGGATATGTATGTAATGTATTTGCTTGATTCCAGGATGTAATATTATTATATGTTCCATCACCCCAGTCAACCCATATATTATATGTTCCACTATTAGGTAGTGGTAGTTTAATCTGATTAGTTGCTGATGAACTAGTCTTAACGCTTATAGATATAACGCCATCAAAATCAGATGTAGGAGTTATTGAAAATACTGTTGTTGCTGTTGCTAGTATAGTTGCAACAGATGATGCAGTTATTCCACTAGTCGTAGAACCTCCATAGTTTATTGTAACTGAACCTGCTGTTCTTCCAGATACAGTGTATGTAATCTGATACGTCTGCATTATAGTAGCACCGAGTGTAGTTGTGAGATTAGTGGTTGAGCCTGCAGTGTGTTTATACCCTCCAACATTTAAGTTTGTAGCTCCAGTATTTAATGCCCAGTTTGTTCCAGATGCTAATATAGCAGCCTGCTCACCACCTAAGGCGCTAACCAAAGTTGTATCCCAAGTAGACTGGAATATCCCAGTCTTTTTCGAACCATATATCTGAAAGGCTACATTATTCATAGGTTTCCTGTTGCTATATACTGGTCAGTTGCTATTCTTCTCTTAAGTGTGAAACTTAGTTGTGGAAGCAGTGTTGTGCTTGTGTTATTATATAATGTATTCGCTCCAGCAGATACTGTCAGTGTAGCCCCCGCAAGTGTGACGAACGAACACTCAAACCCAGATGGTAACCCAGTTGGTATTGTCAGTGTTGCAGATGCTGTGAATATGATAATTAATCCATTATCAGCTGTAGATAATGTGTAGTTTGTTGCAGTTTCTATTACTGGGTATATGAATTGTGGTGTTGGTATATTAAGCGTGTTACTAACTAATGTAGCAGCACCAGTTCCAGTTGTTGTGAGGGTTATCTTCTCCTGTGTCTCTGCTGGATTAATAGATATTACATTAGGAGTTAGTTCTTGTAAACCATAACCTGCTGTTATAGCCTGAGCAGCATTAAACTGAACATAGTTAATTGGTGTTGTTCCAATTTCTATTGTTCCTGGTGTGTTACATATAAATCCAAATCCTCCGTTAGTATCTCCTGATAATACAAGAACGTAATCTCCATACTGTATTTCACCTACAGGAGAATTGTCAGCGTCCGTTGACCTTGTTAACTGGTATATTGTCGTCCCATCCCCTACTGTGGTTAGATCATATATACCATTCTCAATAGCATCTGCTTGTTGCCAAACTAGTATTCTTTGTAAGTACGTAGGAGTTTCTCCATCTACTGTTAATACACCAACAGATGTTCCTGTCAGTGTTGCCCCTAGTCCATCAACTCCGTTGTCATATGTGGCAACTAATGATATATCTGTGGCCACTGTTACAGGAGAATGGAAGTTAATCCCTGCTGCTATATTATCCACGTACTGCTTTGTTGCAGCTCCTAGTGCAGTGGACGGATCCTCGTTCAGTATTAAATCTCCAAGCATTGTGTCACCAGCCTTGTTAACTGGTATGTATCCTAGAACTGGTATGTCTGATATCTTAGCGAACGGATCTACGTTGGCATTGGTGAACTCATCCAGGTCATACTCGGCTGGGTTGAATGGAATAACATCCGCTGTAGTTGCTATAGTGTATGTACCCTCTGGTTTATCTGGGAACTGTAGCGTAATATTCTCTGTTAGGTCGTCGATCTTTATCTGACCATTTATGTCGTTTTTCTCTATATAAAGTGAAGGTCCATTTGTACTATTTCCAGATTGTAATCTAGCGGCATTGTAGTCACTACCGTTTGAGTATGATGTTTGCATTATTCCTTGACCAATGAACATCTCAAAGTTTACTGTTGGAGAGTATATCTCATTAATAGACATCTCATATGCAGTATATACTGACTGATAGTCTACATTTGTAGGACTTGTATATGATTGGAACGTGCCTAGGTCGTTTAATGTATTATTAACAGTGTAGTCACCATACTCACCAGGTACATTGTCTATTACAATATCATTTGTTGTGTGGTTACCAACATTAGTAACCCTCTGAAGGTCTGGAACATCTAAGAACTCCTCTATGTAGTTGTACACAACCGTAATAACATCTCCAGCCTCTAGCTCGTTTATAATGGTTATCGTGCTTGGCAGTGTGTATGAGTACGCCTCTGGGTGAAGTGATGTCGTGTTGACAATCACCTGTAGTATATTGTTTATCTCGTTAGCAACAACAAAAGAGTTGCTAGATGTGTACTCGAACGTCTCCTTTACCAGCTGTGGAACCTCTAATGTCCTGTCAAGGTCTACTATGGATATCATGTAGTCCTCGTCCTCCTCTATAAACCCGTTACCCTCTAGAAAGTCTACGTTAACCACAAAGAAGTTAGGGTCTAGGAAGTACGGCTCAACTGAGACTATCTTGTAGCTACCGAACAGGTTTATATTCTTGGCCTTGTATATCAGGCTGGTTGAGTTAACTAAGAAGTTAAGGAACTCACTCACGTCGTTACCCTTCTGGGTGGTCTTACTCAGCAAGAACGTGCTTATTGCAGAGAAGTTAACCGTTGGACCTATCTCTGTCTCAAACGACAGTGTCCCAGCAGGTCTATCCTCTGGAGGAGTTATTGTGAAGTACTTGTACAGTAGATCTACACCAGTGTTTATTACCTGGTTTCCATTAAAGTATACAGCTAACTTCCTTGGTGTGAAGTTCTTTGTCTTGTTGTACGTGTTTACGTCTGTTCCTATCCACTTGTCGTCTGCCGTTACATACTCGTCTATCTGATAAACACTTATTTTTGTCATCTTCCTTGTCCCTTATAGGATTTTTTATAGTTCTTGCTCTGCTTTAAAGACGAAGTCTTGGCCTTAGCGTGAATTCCAGGCCTGTTTATATCCTTCTTAACAGACTTAATAGATACTGTTTGTTTAGCCATACTACTATTATAAGTGATATTATTATTATCCAGAGAATGTTAATAGACTTTCTCTCAACCTCTTTTTTCTTCTCTACAGTCTTTTCTTTTGTTATTTGCTGTTTGTCCTCTATCTTAGACTCTATCTTTTTCTCGGTATATGTAGACTTATCTTTTGTCTTTTTGTACGTTAAAACTACGTTCTTATAGACCTTACCGTCTATCACTATGTCTTTGCAGGTGTCTAGTGGGGTTATAACAAGCTCTTCGGTTATGATATCATTTTTAGTCTCTACATTAGAGACTATATCTGTCGCAATTTTAGTAACAATTTGCGACACAGAGTCCTTCCTAACCTCGTCTATCACTACCTTCCTGGACGAACACGATGCTAGTAGTACTACACAAGTTGATGCCAGTACGTACACCCAGAATAGTATCCAGTTTCTGTTATGACTTGTCATTAAGATATTGTTATGGTTATACTCTTGGCTCCCTGCATCTTCTTAAATAAGGAGTCGAATGCCTTCCTTGACTTTGTTATGTAGTCCACTGACCTGTTCATTCCAACAAGTATGCAGCCCTCTGTGTCATGGTTTGAGTTTCCAGGGTGTATACGAACGCCCTCAAAGTTAGGTACACCTATTAGTAAAGGAAGCAGCTTCTTGAACCTGTTAGACTGGTTGATTATAACCTTGTACGTGCCCTTAGGTATTGCGGTCTCTCCCTTTATCTTCACATCTCTCTCCTTGTCCTCTAGCGTGTAGCACTCAAACTTCCCGTCAATTGTGAGCTCCCCTATGGTGGAGTTGTCTGTCCTGTGTAGCCTCTTTACTTCTAATTTCATTTTGATAAGATTTTTACAATTGTTCCGATAAGTCCTGCCGTAAGTAGTCCTGCAACAAACTTCAACTGTCCGATGTACACTGACTTCTTTGCCATGTCCAACTCTATAGACTCTAGCTTCTCCTTGAGTAGCTCTATGTCGTGTTTTATGCTGTCGATGTCTGATATTACCCCCTTGTTTCCGTTAACCTTTGAGCCAACAAGTGCAGAAGATATGTGCTGTAGGTCCTCTTTAATTAGACGAAGGTGTTGCTCCATTCTATCCAGTCTTTCTTTTTCTTGAAACTCCATCAGCCCTTCAATCCTTTAACTATGTCAGTAAATCCTTGAATGCTTATGTAGGCCGTTGCTATAACAACCCAGTCCTGAGACGTCAAGTCTCCAGCGAATAGCGCCATACAAGCTATAAAGAAAACTAGTAGCTTTCTACTTATAAACTTGTTAAGTATCGAGTCTATCTGCTCCCTGCTCATCTTACCAAAGTGCTACCATACCAGTAGCGTTTGTTGTTGATGAGAATACTCTTACTATCTGTATAGGTAGGACAACCCCTGCTGGCACCGATGCCAGTGTAACGTCGTCTCCTCCTGCTGTTAGCACGCGAATAGTACCACCCGATCCTGTGTACAGAACGCAAGGTTCTACTGATAGTCCCCCTTCTGCGCTTGGAGTTGTTATGTCTACTGTGTCAGACTTTACTACCGCCTTTGCTCTGGTCTGCTGTAATTTTTGATATGCCATTACTTTAATATTTTGTTTATTAATAAATCTGGGTTATTTAGTGCCGCCTTTCTCTTGGCGCATCCACAGTCCTTGTTAGCTGCCTTGGCAACCTTATCCACAACCTTCTTAACTCCAGTTGCAGTTGTTATCTGTTCTATTCTGTCTCCTAGTAGCATGACTTTATTTTTTAGTTCCTCTTGCTCTCTTGTCTCCAGGCATCGCGCACTTTGATCCACGGTTCGATGACGCCTTCTTCATTACTATGCCACCCTTAGTGTGACTAGCATCTAGTCCGTCTCCGTTACCATAGGTCCCACGCTTCCTGTTCACAGCGTTAAGTTCGACACGCTTTCTTACCTGATCTGGAGACTTGTTGTACTCCTTCTGGTAGTCGTTGTGCCTCTTCTTAGCCTCTGGATTAGCTGCGTAGTATTTGGCGGTTCTTCCTGGCATTACTTCTTTTTGGCAATCATCTTCATGAAGTCAAACTTCTCCTTCTTCTGAGCTGGTTTTACTTCTTTTTTAGTCATCTTAGACGAACACTTTGCTGCTACTTTTTTCATTTTTTCTTTGTTTTACCTGCCTTAGACAGACTGATTGCTACTGCTTGCTTCTGTGGTTTTCCACTCTTCATCTCTGTTCTTATGTTAGAAGATATTATCTTCTGGCTACTTCCCTTTTTTAACATTTCCTTTTAAATATGACATTTTTCCGTTCAACGACTTCGCTGACTCGTACTGACTTGCTTTCTTCTTGATCTTCTTCTCTTGTTCAAGCATCTGCTTTGTTGGTTTCTTTCCAGATCCTTCGTTTGCTCTGATGTTGTCCCATAGCCCTCTCTTGGAGGTGCTCCCGTCTTTTCTCTTTAACAGTTCCATTTGTCTAGTGCTAGTTTCTTTCTTGTTGGCTCCCCGTTTGGTTTCTTCATCGGTCCTGGCATGCCAGACATCCGTGCGCAGAATGACTTTCGTCTCATCGCGTCCTTGCTACCTGGCTTCAACTCTGATGGCTTCTTTGTGACTGCCATCTTTAACTTAGACCCTGGGTTCTCCTTCCTATATGAGGCCACGCCCTTCTCGTTAAGCCCACCCGATGCTGACTTTCCTTCCTTGCGTGTCCATGCAGCTGTTTTTGCCATCATAAATGTTTTATCTTTGCAAAGATAATAATAATAAATCAAATGAAATACAAGCCATACGCAGACTACCTCAAGTACTGGAGGGCAATAAAGACGCTAATTCGTCACAAGTACAACCTGAGCAGCTCCGACATCGACATACTCCTTTTCATCTACAGCGAGGGGTACTTCCGTCACAAGCAGTTCTGGGAGTTCGAGTCTGGACTCACCTGGGAGAAGGACCGATTCAAGAGGATGATAGCCGACGGGTGGATAACCCTATGGAGACCAAACAGGAACGGTGAGGCCGCACTGTACGAGGCATCTTACAAGACTCGCAGGGTTATAACAGACATATACGAGAAGATAGAGCTCAAGGTTCACGTCTCAGAGAACCCAGTCTCTAACCCACTGTTCAGGACCGATGCGTCGTATACCGAGAGAGCCACCAGGCCCATTATTCGTAAGATGAATCGTACGCGTAAGGAGCTCAAGAGGCTCAGGGATATTGAGGATCAGAAGGTCTAGAGGACAACCACGATGTCCCTCTCCAAGATAACGGTGTACTTGATGTCGTTTACGAGCATCGTGTACCCAGCGTTCTTGTCGTAGTATATTATGTCTCCCTCCTTCACGCAGTCCACGTTGGTTCCAGGCTTCACAACCTCTCCCTTCTTGTACCTGAACTGTTCTGTCTCGTTTCCAGTGAGCAGAAGACCCGATTGGGTCCTCATCTGCTCCTCTATTGTGTTGATTACTAGGTATTTATTTATTGGCTGCATGATTATTGTTTTTGTATTAAATCCCCAATTCTATGCTGAAGAATATGTAAATATGAAATCATAGCGTTTCTTTGAGCATCTAATAATACCCATTGAACATCTCCTACAAATTCATACGCAGGATTGTTTTCAATAAAGTCGTCTATCTTACTTAATTTTTCAGATAATTCGTCTTCTTCTTGTTGTAATCTTTCAATAAATGTTTTCCCTGTTATTGATTTAATCACTTCTCTTACTTTAGCAGCTCTCTCGTAATCTTTCATGACTACATATTTTGTTTTTAGTTTTTCTAAAGACTCTAATGCCTCTTTTTCTTCTATTTGTATATAGTTAATAAGTGGCGATCCTGTTGTTGTTGTCATTATGCTCGTGTCATTGTTATTATTGCGTTAGTACTAAGTATTGTTGTGGCCACACTGACAGCGTTCTTCAGAGCGTTCTTCGTAACCTTCAGAGGGTCGATGATCCCCATCTCGTACATGTTACCGTACTGGTCATTCTTAACGTCGTAACCCGTGTTGGTGTCTGACGCGCACTGCTCCATTATGTCATACCCGTCGTTGCCTGCGTTCTCATGGATCTGTAGCAGCGGCGCCTGTATAGCCCTGGCCATGATCTGCATGGCGACGTACTGCTCAGCACTGATGTCCTCTATCAGTTCATCCGCATCAGCGATGATCCTGTAAGACTCGTTGAACAGTGCTAATCCTCCTCCTGGAAGGATCCCCTCCTCAAGTGCAGACCTAACAGCGCATACCGCGTCGTCTACCCTGTCCTTTCTCTCCTTCTGCTCCAGGTCCGAGTTACCTCCAACGTATATAACAGCTATACCACCTGTCAAGCTAGCAATCCTGTTCTTGATGAACTCCTTGTCCTGCTTCTTCTGCGAAGCCTCGTGTGCCACCCATAGCTGCTTGACCCTGTCGTCTACGTCCTGCTGCTTGCTCTCTGGCTTGATTATGGATGATGAGTCTCTTCCTATGATGATCCTCTCTGCCCTACCCAAGTCCTCGATTGATATCAGGCTAAGGTCGTCTCCTGTGCTCTCCGAGAAGTACTTCGCACCCAAAGACAGCGCGATGTCACTCATCAGTTCGTTCATCTTGTAACCGAACTCTGGAGGTGATATGTTACAGAACTTCAGCTTGTTCTTCACCACGTTGACTGCCAGTGTGTTGATCACGTTCTGGTTGCAAGGCCCTATTATGAGTAGCTTCTTGTTCTCCTGTATAACCGTCTTAAGCACGTTCTCTATCGACAGGATGTTGGAGATCTCCTGGTCTGTAACAAGCACCAGCACATCGTCCATGATGCACTCGTCGTTCTTGAAGTCGTTTACGAACATGTTCGAGGTGTAACCCCTAGCGATCTTGATCCCATTCGTGAACTCTGAGTAGGTCTCAGCCGTCTGTGAATTCTCAATCGTTACGATCCCGTTCTTACCAACCTTCGTGTAAGCGTTTGATATTATCTTACCGATCTCGTTATCGTTGTTAGCAGAGATAGATGCCACGTTGTGAAGAGTCTTTCCGCTAACCTTCTTGGAGGATCGCTCTAGGCTGTGGATGATACCGTTTGAGACACTGTTTATGTTCTTGATAACCTCCGTCACGTTGTGCTTCTCGTTCAACAGATCCTGTCCCTGTCTCACGATTGCCTCAGTAAGCACGATTGCCGTTGTGGTTCCGTCTCCAGCACTGGTGGCTGTACGGTCTGCTGCCTCCTTTAAAATTTTTACAGCAAGATTTTCTACTGGATCTAATAGAAATATAGATTTAGCTACTGTTATCCCATCTTTCGTCACTGTGATTCCATGAGTATGATTAGGACTCTCTATAAGTACTGTTCGTCCTCTTGGACCAAGAGTACTCTTTACTGCCTTTGACAAAATGGTAATACCATTAATTAACTTGTCTCTTCCTTCCTTATCAAATAATATGTCCTTAGGACTATACCCGAATTCTTCCATTTTATTAAATTTTATTAAATTATATGCGACAAATATACAACATTTTTATATACAAAAAACGCATAACATTTAAGCTATGCGTTTCTCGATTTCCTCCACTCGAATGAGCAGTGAACTACTTCTTCTTCTTATAAGCAATAAGTTTTGCTTTATCTGCTTTTGCTTTTAATACTCCTGGATTAGTTTTTGCAGGACCCGTGTATATATTTCCAAGGGATCCTCCTGTCTGAGGTTTTTTCTTTTCTATCATTTCTTCTTCTTAATAATTATGTTGTGCATAGGAGCTTTCATCTCCTTACTCATTGCCATGGCGCTAGCCATCATCATGGACTCTTCGACCATCTCTTTTTTCTCGTGTAAGGCTTTGGCTTCCTTGGCCATCCTATACAAACCAATCTCTTGGACTGGCATCTTCTTGTTTATTCCCATATGAAGTGTATACTTATAAATGTTAGATAAATGATTAACTCGTTGTCTTGATACTCCTCGTCTATAGGGTAAAATCCCCATCCTATAGCTGGACCAATGTTGAATCGATTTCTTATTTCTATTTCCATGGTACAAAGATATAAAAAAATATTTTATATTTTTAGGTATCAGGTTATATATTCAGATCACGTGGTCAGTCCAAAATGGAAAACGACTTTTTTTCGAGGGGTGGGGTACAAAAAGTAGGATTTCCCTTCGGATTTTTAGGCTTTTTCTGGGGTGCCATGTGGGTACCTATCCAGACCACACGTGAACTAGGTGGGTATTCCGCCACGTTGCCCCATGTTGGCGGGCGACGACGCGCTCCGATGTAAAGAAAATGTAAGCGAATGTAACACAAATGTAAAGAAAATGCAAGGCTTACATCGTGTGAGCCGTTGATATCACTACGATTGTTAAACAAAATGTAGAAATGCGCGCTCAACCCCTATATACAGCCTATAGATAAATATATATATTATACTTTTTTTTTCGCTACGAAGAAGGGAGTAAAGTTTACATTCTTACATTTTTTAGGCTTAGACCAATGATACCAAGGGCTAGCGCGATGTAAAGAAAAAAAAAACTTTACATTTCGTTACATTTTTTAGGGTACCTTTACATTCTAGGGGCTTCCCGAGGTATTTGTACTAAATCGATGCCTTTCCAGTATCGTATGTTTATTTTGTGTTCAGAGATCCTCACACGAGCAATAAACCAAGTCCCCTCGCGCGCACGTACTTATATATAAAAAATAGAGAAATCTCGTAACTCACACGTTGTCAACGACTTAGTATATTTGTTAAAATTCCATACCTTCTGAGCCCAATAAAACCGAGCCAAATGTTAAATATTTGTTAAAGATTTGGATTGTATTGTAAAGTCGCCGTATGTTTGCAGTGTTCAAATGAACGAGTCGACATGACTATAACTGCGGGTAAGTCTACTCTGGAATAAGCGATATAGATTTCGTGAAGTCCGAAGACCATGAGCTCCTCGAATAGAGACAGACATGAAACGTATATGGATGTGTTATCCATACTGATGAGCCACAGAATGGCGAAACGTTTAATACTATTTATCATGAACAAATTAAAAAGCAGAAATTATAGATGGGTAACTCTTTATGGAAAGCCATGTATTTGGAATTTAAAAACAGACGAATGGGTAATTCAAATAAATGATGGTAGGATATATTTTACAGGTGAATTCAGTTCTTATAAGACATCGGATGAAATATATACGGATTTATATGTAGCGAAAAGTGTTTGCACACATTTTTTAAATTCATATTTAGAACGTGAGAATGATGATTTAATAAAGCATATACAAAGGTTAACTGATGAGATCTAAATGATCGAAACGTCGTGAGACGTCTTAACCATAAAACATATTTAACATGAGAGACATCCTATTTTGGGTATTGGTAGCGGTGCTATCAATCACAGTACATTTATTAACCCCTACATACTACAGATAATGGGACAGAACTTAAAAGACATCGGACTTGCCCTAGTACTATGGGCAGTATTTATAATAGTAGTATCAATAATCTAGGTTAACTGACGAGTCCTGATTGGACGAAACACCCCACTACGGGGTGTCTTAACCATTAAATATATTTACGATGAAGAAATCAATCTATCAGCACATCGCTGACACGTACAAGGACGAGGTTCCAACATTGGAACAAGTGACCGCAGTAATAACAAGAGAAATACCAAACATCTACTCACCTAACCACACGTTTGAGGAGTTATCTTTGGACATTTACAATAACTATAAAAACTTTATCGCATCATGGAAACAGTAATTTTTGAAATAGAGTTTAACGACGGCAGAATATTTAGAGTTTTCTGCGCTAACAGAACTCAAAAAAATAGGGTCCTAAGGACCACAAGAAAAAATGTAAAATCAATAACCGAAATAGCGTGTGGAATACACACTACTTCAGAATACGAATATTTCTATGATACTACAAAAATATAGAAGGCAGTTTAGCGACAAGGCAATAGCGGTTGACCACGGAGGTCAGCCGTTCTTCATACCGAACACGTTCGAGCACTACATACTAGAGAATGACCTAGTAGAGATAGACATACCGAATTGGTTCCTAGACAAACACAGAGACACGCTCCTACAGATAGAGCGAAATACTAACTTATTAATAAAAAGACTATGCGACCAAGGATAACAGTAATTAATCAGACCATCAGGTCAATCAGGGAGCGTGAGCAGAAGTTTACGGCGCTTGTAAAGTACGAGTGCAAGGACAACCCACAACTGAAGTGGCACGAAGCCAAGCGAGAGGTAAAGTACAGAATTTTTAATAAGACAATAGGATGGATACAGCAATAGTAGTTGAGACGGGAGAGAGTGTAGAGATACTGCACAGAGGGTTTGATATTGTAATAATACAATTCAGTGACGGGACACAGAAACTTGTGAGACCCGATGAGGTTGGACTAACTAAAAGAAAGAGACCAAAGTTATGGAGCAAATTGTAGAGAGAGCCTTCGTGAAGGCAATGGTCAAGGTCATGAGCCTAGAGGACGAGTTACAACAAATCGACAGACAAATGTACGATGAGGGTCACCTTGAAATCATCAGGACAAGTATAGAGCGCGACCTAGAGGCGTGGAAATTAATCTTAAAACTAATTCAGAATGAAAGCAAAAGATAAAGCAAAAGAGTTGGTTGATAAGTTTATAAACGCAACCGATTATAATGGCTATGGTCAGCAATGCGCATTGATAGCAGTTGATGAGATATTAAAAAATAATAAAATTTTATTTGAAGATTCTTTAAATGATATTTATTGGCAACAAGTTAAACAAGAAATAGAAAAATTATGAAAGCAAAGGTAATAGTAAGTAGGGGAGAATACGGATTCGGACACACGTGGTGTCTAGTCCTAGAGACAAAGAAGCACCACCAACGATTCTACCTAGGTAGTGATGGAAAGTTCTGCACAAGGGTACTAGGCATGACACCATCAGAGGTGGTGTTCAGGATAGGCACCCGTGAGATAGACAACGACACGAAGGGCAACCGCATATTGGCTAAGTTCATATGCAAACAACTAAACATTAACGGACACAACTTCAAGCGCATCGAGGCGTGGGGGTTGTGTGCACAATAGCACTACAAATGAAAGAGGAGTATATCAGGATGCGCAATAGTGGGCAGTATAACATAGAGTGGTTCCATAAGTACTACAGAAGCAAGGGTGGCAACGATGTGCCCTTGCAGACGTTCCACATGGTGTTTCAGACGGCCAACCTAGATCAGGTTCTAGAGAGAATAGATAAGGAGTATGAATTGACATCATTGTATGATGTAAATAATAAACTAATAAAGACATGGCAATAAAGATAACAGACGACTGCATCAACTGCGGACTGTGTGAGCCAGTGTGTCCGAACAACGCGATATACGAGCCTGACACGGATTGGAGATGGAGCGACGGCACGATCCTAAAGGATGATACACCACAGGCACCACGTTCAAGCGACGTGTTCTACATCGTGGAGGAGAAGTGCACAGAGTGTGTAGGCTTCTACGGTGCGCCACAGTGCGCGGAGGTATGTCCTTCGAACTGTTGTGTGCCTAGCACGTACGAGACAGATTTACTAACTAAAAAACATAGACTACATGGAAATTAAAAACGGGAGGTGGACGCGCAATGGAGACGCGCTCACGGTAGCGGACAACCAAGACTTCACAGACAGACTTGTGAGAGTGAAAGAGTTTGCACGTGGACGCGAACTAACACATAGCAAGGTTCAGGTCTTGTTCAGGATATTGGACACAGACGAGTTGGTTGACGACGCGCTTAACTGCGTGTTGGGGATGAGTAACAGACAGATAGCACAGTTGTTCTAGTGGAGGTCGGAGAGAGGGTTGTGTGCGTTGATTCTAGTAAGTTGCCGCACACGTGCGACGAGTTGTCGTCAGACGTTCCCAATTGGGTGGTCGACGGCAGTCAGTACACGATAAGAGAGATACGGGAGCACGACTTCGGAGCAGTCGGCGTGTTGTTGGAGGAGATAAGGAACGAGCCTAGGTACTTCAGGCTCATAGATAAGGTTATAGAGCCGATGTTCAAGATATCGAGGTTCAGAAGACTGAAGCCGAGAGAGGTTCAGGTCTTGGAAGAAATAAACGCCATCTGATGAAATAGGATCCTTGTAAAAGATACAATGTAGGCCGTCTGTGTGCGTGAGTCAAAGTAGGAATCAGGTGGCAATGAATTCATAGTCCTACAAACACAGACATTCTTTGACGGCTCGGAAAGACGAGCAAAACAGTCAGGTGGCAGTAATTGGTAACTGCGAAGCATTATGCATAGAAATACAGGTTCGAATCCTGTCCTGACTACTAACTTTAAACAACAACTATGAAGTACAGAAGTATAAGTGGAGAGTATCTGTACCTATTCAATTGGATAGGTGGTGGTTTTAACGATGTGTGGGCAAGAAGCAAGCGCGAGGCCTACGCAAAGGTTATCAGAGAGAGTAAGAAACACGAGAAGGAGTACCCGACGCACGTGAAGTTAAGGCCTGACTACGGGTCTATGAGACGTTGCACGTATGAGGAGTATCAACAACAAAACAGAATGGGATGGTTACTAACAAATTAAACAAGATGAAAGAAGAAGCACAAAGAATTTTAGAGTTATTCAACGGGGACTACGCGAGTGGATTGAAATGTATTAACGAGTTGATACGTGAGACGGGAGCAAAGTATTGGTACGACGTAAGGAGAGAGTATGAACAAGCGTAAGAAGGTAAAGGCGCAGTTGATGTACTGCCTGTGCAGTCTACTGCTAGAGTGTTTGGACGAGTTGAAGCCAACCACGCCAAGGATGATGAAGTTCAGGGACGACCTGATAGGCTTCTGCGAGGAGTTGAACAACGAGGTGGCAGACACCAACGTGATACAGAGGGGTACGTACTTCCAAGAGTTAAGTAAGAAGGTTGACACACTAATAAGAAAGAACTATGAAGAATGAAATTTGGAGGGACGCGACATGGTTCCACAAGTCGACAAGGCTTGACACACCGTACTCGAAGTCAAGGATATTCAAGGGTATCAAGATCGAGAACACGGACGGGGAGATAAAGATCCTGAACACAAAGTTAAACGGGGACTTCTACCAGGAGGTATCGAAGGAGGAGTACAGGATGTTCTATAGGCTAGGGTTCGAGCAGGGGTGCTACGAGATGTGCCTAGCCAACTATAGGATGTCGCTGAATACAATCATCCGTAGCATACGTGATGAGATAGGGAACCGAAACAATCAGAAGCACTATCAGTATCTGAAGACAATGAGAGTGAACCTAATGGAGAAGTACACTAATGTTTTAAAAATCAAGTATAATGGAAGTATTTAAGAAGTTGTCGGCCATCAACGTGAAGGCAAAGATTGAGAAGAAGGGTAACGTGGAGTACCTATCGTGGAGTAACGCGTGGGGTCTAGCCAAGCAAGAGTTCCCAACCACACAGAGGAGAGTATACGAGGACTTAGTCACGGGTCTGAACTACTTCAACGATGGCAAGACGGGTTATGTCAAGGTGGGTATAGAGATTGATGGCCTAGAGCACATCGACTACCTACCAATTATGGATTTCCGTAACAAGTCTATAGGTATTGACGCCATCACATCGATGGACGTGAATAAGACCATACAGAGGAGCACGGTTAAGGCAATCGCAATGCACGGTCTGGGTCTGTCGCTATGGAGCGGAGAGGACTTGGTTACAACCACGGCAGTTGCTAAGAAACCTACAGGCCCGATAGAGTTGACCATAGGGGACGAGAATTGGGACAAGGTCATCAAGTACATCAAGGACAACAAGCACCTTGGATTGGCTAACATAGTCAAGAACCTTGAGACGAAGTATAAAATCAGTACTAACATTAAAAAAGAATTAGCAAAACATGTTGGATAGACTAAGGAACGACAAAGACTACTACGGGGACTACGGATCGCAGTTCCTAAGTAATAGCGCAGTGGGTGTACTGTTAAGTAACCCTAAGATGTTTAAGGTGAAGCAGGAGCCGACGGTTCCTATGCTTCAGGGTAGCTACTTCCACACGGCCATACTAGAGCCTGAGAAGTTGGTTAACTTTGAGATAGTGGAGGCGAGTACCCGTAACACAAACATATACAAGGACGCGTCCAAGGGGAACCTGCTCCTGCTAAGGAATGAGTGTGACAACCTAGACGAGATGGTTCGCGTGATCAAGTCGAACTTCTTCTTCTACGAGAACATCTACAAGGACGGTAACGTGTACGAGGAGCCTGCCATCATGGAGTTGTTCGGACACAAGTTCAAGGGTAAGGCAGACATTGTGACAGACGAGATCGTGATCGACATCAAGACCACTTCAAAGATCTCTGACTTCAGGTGGTCTGCAAAGAAGTACAACTACGACTCGCAGGCTTATCTCTATCAGCAATTTTTTGATAAACCCTTGATTTTCTACGTTATAGACAAGGCGACCCATGAGTTGGGTGTGTTCGAGCCTAGTGCAGAGTTCCTACTAGGAGGTAGAGAGAAGGTGCTACGTGCGGTAGAGGTTTACGAAAAGTTCTTTGGAGACAGTCCTAAGGAGGACATAAATAATTTCTTCATAAGGGAAGATTTGTAACAAATTTGTTGTATATTTGTTGCGGATTAGGGTGTCCCTGGTCGGTTTGTTGTGTAGTTTAATGGTAGAATAGGCCTTTGCTTAGGCTAGACGAGGGTTCGAATCCCTCTGCAACATCAACGTTTCGGGTAATGCTGGATGTCAAAGGACCAACGGAAAGACGTTTGACTATTAGGAAAGACTAATATTTGTTGTGTAGCTCAATTGGCAGAGCCTGGTCCGAAAGTTCCAGAGATGCAGGATCATACCCCGCCACAACATCGAGGTCAAGTAGCGCTTGAATGAACTTAGTGGTAATAACGGAAGAACCTAAGAGAGATTGACAAAAACTCCGTACAGATTGAGTGTACCAAATGGCAAAAGGTTATTCCAGCCCTGGATAGAGGCACAAGAAAATAAGTCCTACATTACAGGTTCGAATCCTGTCTCAATCACAGCAGTTACTTGACGCAAATAGTACAGTAACAGACATTGGGTAGTTTGCATACCACGAATGTTAAGTCCTTTCTGCGCAAAGAAGGTGTTGAGTACTTAAGAGAAGGAAGTTCCAACCTCAACAAATCGGTTAAACATTGAATGCCTTTGTAAATTAACCCCGTATCGGAAGATTAAATAATAGTAGTGAAAATCTACAACGGGGTCAATGTTTACATAAAGATACTATCAGTAATGATAGAACGTGAGTTGCCTTGAGAAAGCAATGAGCCATAGCTAAGAGAGTAAAAACTAAATCCGACTTCTCTACTCACGTAATGAGTTCTCAGCTAGACCCTACTTTTATAGAGGGTGCTAATAAACTGAAAAGCCGACAACAGTACAAAAAGGTAGGCAAAATTAAATTTAATAAAATGGCGAAAATTCAAGTGACGTTAGACGCGTCAAAGTTAAGAAACCTGATCTCTACAAGAAGTTACGAGAGCAAGGACGGTACAAATGTAAATGTACAAGAGGTTAAGTTCGAGTTGGTTGAGGTTAAGGAGCCTAAGCAGAT